TTTGCAGTTAAAACTTATTGCCCGAAGAGGCGTGGGGGTGTACGGACTCCCGCAAATCTGAGGGCTTTTTTATTTTATGAATACAGGAATGATTGTTAAGAGCAGATCGGCTGAGAAGTTTACTGCCATCGACAACGAGATTATTAGGAATGTCGAATTAACATTAGAGGAGAGAGGATTACTAATTTACTTACTAAGCATGAGGCATGATTGGGTAGTTTATAAAACTAACCTACATGAACGATTAGGTTGCACTAAAGGTCAACTAGACAGAGTTTTTAAGGGGTTACAAACTAAAAACTATATTTTGTCTGTAAAGGTTATAAATGAGCTTGGAAGGTTTACTGGATGGAATCATGTAGTATATGATACACCAGCAATCCGAGATGATAAATCACCGAGTTCTATAAATGCCGAAGTCGGTGAAAGTGCCCCTATAAGTAATACTAATACAATTAATAGTAAATTAAATATTAAGAAGACTAAGTTTATAAGACCAACAGCTAATGAGATAGACTTATATGCTAAAGAAATAGGCTTTTTAACTCTTGATCCTTCTTATTTTATAGACCATTATGAATCTAATGGTTGGTTAATAGGTAAAAACCCCATGAAAGATTGGAAGGCTACTGTAAGAACTTGGAAAAGGAATAGTTCAAAATTTAATACTACTAACGTACCTACAAACAAAATAACTACACAAATCAAACTTAAATGATAGCTATAAACCTACCAAAAGCTATAGATATTGAATCTAACATACTTGGTGCATTGCTTTTAGACAAAAGGATTATCCCATTGGTTATAGGTCATCTAAAAACTGACATATTTTACGATCTAAAGCACCAAAAAATCTTTAACGCTATTAAGGAAATGTATGATAGTAACATATCTATAGACCTTACAACTGTAGCTCAAAAACTTTCACAAGATGAGGACATAATACGAGAAGGCGGTGCTTACTACCTATCTAAGTTAACTGATAATGTAACTACAACAGCTCACATTAACACCCATATTGAGATTGTTATTGAGATGTATAAGAAGCGTGAAGCTTATAAAGTACTAAGAATAGCAGAGAATAGTTGTTTAGACAACGATAGTCAGTCTTTAGACCTTTTATCTGACCTAAATAGTCAACTTATAGGTTTACTTGAATATGGTAATTTATACGAAAAAAGCATAACTGACGTAGTTATGGCTATCAATTTTGCTAGGGATTTAGCAAGTAATGGCGAACTTTTAGGATTTAATACTGGTTTTGATGAACTAAACAAGACCATAGCAGGATGGTGTAAACCTGACCTATGTATTATAGCTGCAAGACCTGGTGCAGGTAAAACAGCAATGATGCTTTCTAGTGTTTATCACTTAGCTATCTTAAATAGCGTTCCTACGGCTATTTTTAGCCTCGAAATGAGCTCCGAACAGCTTGTTGAAAGGTTAGAGTCAATAACGAGTCAAGTGCCCTTAAAACGCCTTAGAACGAATAATTTGAATGATTACGAAAGAAAGCTACTTTTAAAGACGGATGATAAGATAATCACAGCACCCATCTACATAGAGGATACTGGAGGAATCAGTATCTCACAACTCAGAGCTAAGGCTACTATTCTTAAACAGAAGTATGGTATTAAGGTAATATTCCTAGACTATCTTCAACTTATGAGTGGTCAAGGTAAGCAAAACCAAAACCGAGAGCAGGAAGTAAGTTTTATAAGCAGAAGCCTTAAAGCCTTAGCCAAAGAGTTGGAAGTACCAATTATTGCCTTATCACAGTTATCTAGAAAGGTAGAAGAAAGGGCTGATAAGTTACCTATGTTGTCTGATCTTAGAGAATCAGGTAGTATCGAACAAGATAGCGACATAGTAATAATGTTAATGCGTCCTGCATATTATGAGATGACTGAACCAGTAGAAATTGATGGAAAAGAGTATGATCCTAAAAATCTTGTTATAGTCAAAGTTGAAAAAAATAGACATGGACCGACAAAAAATATGGCAGTAAGATTTATAGGTGAAACAATAACATTCGAAGATTATAAATTATAAAAATGAAAGACATAAAAAATTACGAAAATTACCAAATTGGTAAAGATGGAAGAGTGTTTAACAAAGTAAAAAGTATCTATATGAAACCAAACTTGAGTAAACTTGGTTATTATAGAATTGGACTAACTAATGCAGATGGTAAAAAGCTGTTCAGTATACATAGATTAGTTGCTTTAACTTACTTACCTAACAATGATAATAAGCCTCAGGTAAATCACATAAACGGTATAAAAACAGATAATAGATTAGAAAATTTAGAATGGTCTACTAGGGAAGAAAATATGCAACACGCTTATAGAAATGGATTAATGAAGGGATTTTATGATGCATCTAACAAAATTGTAATTAATATAAATAATGGTGTTTTTTATGATTGTGTTAATGATGCTGCTAAATCAATTAATATGAACTATTCTACACTTAGAAGTATGCTTCAAGGTCATAGAAAAAATAAAACACCACTTAAATACGCTTAAACTATGAAACAAAAATCTATCGAGGTAGAAGTAATAGAAGGTGAAGACCTTAACATAGAGAACATGAAGCAACGTATTATAACTAGAGCATGGTATGATACTGCTAGGTTTCATGACTTAAATGATATAGCAGTTGGTATTGGTGTAGGCACAAAAACTCTTTACTACTATGCTAAAAAACTAAAACTACCAAAGAGAAGTGGACTTAAATAGGAACTATAAGAATACTCGTAAGTTCGACATAGAACAAGCTAAGGCTAAAGATGGCACTTATCAGGCATTGTTATTGTTTGCTAGGAACACAAAAATCCTCGTTATACAACAACCAAAAGCCCTAAAGCAGAAATATATGTGGCTTGAATATGAGAATAATGGTAAACCTAGTGGCATAGCAGATACAAGAGTAGAGTTCTTTGCTATCAACTTTGACCTTAAAGATAGGATCTACTTTATACGAGCTGAAATGCTTAGAATAAAGGCAAGAAGACACTTTAAATGGGGTAAAACTAAGATAGTTGAGGGCATAAGATATGTAAAAGTTCCAACTGTGGAGATGATACGTTTCGATTAATTAATGTAATTTCGTTTATATGACATACAAAACAGCAAGTGATTTAACCAAGATGATGCTAGAATATTTAGATAGTTTAGGTTATGAAGTATGGAGAAACAACAACCTAGCAGTCAAAGGAAGGTCTTTCATTGGTAAGAAAGGATTACCTGACATTATAGGCTACCATAAGAACTATGGTCAGTTCATTGCTTGTGAGATTAAAGCTATAGGTGATAGGTTAAGTGTATCACAAATAGAGTTCTTAACTCACTTAGGTATGTGCGGTGGCACATCTATTGTATGTCAACAAGTGTCAGACGGAACAATTAATTTAACAATATTTTTAGACAATGGCGAAAGCAAAATCAGCATCTGGGACGAGTATAAAGGTGAGTTTCGGAAAGCGTAAAGAAGGAAAGGCAAAGAAATCTTATAACAAACATAGTCCAAGACCTAAAGCATATCGTGGTCAAGGACGCTAAACAACAATTATGGAAAATTTAGAATTAGACAACAAGGCAGAAAATGTAACTAAGACTACTAAAAAAGAAGTTAAGGTTACTGTAGTCCCTAAGGAAAGCAAGTTTGTAACTGCTGAAACTATTAAGTTAGTAGAAGACATCTTAAACGATGGTACAGTAGACATCAAATGGAGAGCACAACTTAAAGAACAAGTAAGAAAATATAAAGGGTATGGAGAATAAGTTAGATAGTATAGTTGAATCAGTGATTAGTAAGTATAAAGATAGAGCTAACATTGGCTTTACGAAATACGGAACTAACCTAGACAGGACTGACTTAAACACCAAAGAATGGGCTGAGCATTTACAGCAAGAACTTATGGATGCTGTATTATACTTAGAGAAATTCAAAGAAGGAATTAAAAATAGTTTATAAACCAAAACAAATATCATGGCAACACAAAAAGAGAACTTCTTAGGAAGATGTTTCACACTTAGATCAGCTTACGGATCATTCAGAAAAGTATCATTCGGTCCAGAAGACTTAAAGAAACTAAATGAGTTCGCAGCATCTAACAAAGGATGGTGTTCTATCCTTATCAAAGACAAAAAGAACGCAGGACCTGAACAAAGTGATTTCTATTGTGAAATGGACACATTTAAAGCAGGTGATTACAAACCAAGTGGTAAATCTTTGCCATTTTAATCTATGAAC